CAGTGCATTAGCAATTATTATCTTTTTAGGATTAACTGCTTATGATACGCAAAAGATTCGCGAAGAACTGAGTGTAGAGACCAGTGATGCAGCAGAAGTAAGTGGTGCATTAACTTTGTACATGGACTTTATCAACTTGTTTATAAATCTATTGCAATTATTTGGCGATAGAAAATGAATCAACAGAATAGAGACCCAGTAGAAGAGGTGGTTAAGCATATGCACTTTGTGTTACCTATTGCGGGAGCAGCACTAATGTTTATGCTTGCTTTTATTGCTATTACTCTAGCTTAATATATGATTAAGTGGCTATGTTTTGGTGTTATACTGACAGGTACCGTTATTGCACAAACAGTAACTATTGAAAAAACAGTACAATGCGGTAGCACAGCCACGCTGATACAGGAACTACAAGGTAATTCCTATAAAGAAAAACCTATATGGTGGGGGATTGAGCCTAGTTCTTCTGCATCAAGATACAGTTTATTTGTAAACGATGAAACCAAAGCATGGACATTGATTCAGTTCAATGAAACCATAGCTTGTATAGTAGGCACAGGCGTGGCCAGCACTCTGATATTCAACGGACCTAAGATATGATTACACTAACTAAAAGGGCATATGATAAAGTTAAATCTCAACTTCAGAAACGTGGTAAGGGTGTTGGCATTCGACTTGGTGTAAGAACTACTGGTTGCAGTGGACTTGCATATACAATGGAATATGTTGACAAGTATGACGATAAAGTTGGTGTAATAAATTATGCACAAGAAGACTTTGTAGTTCTTGTGGATGCAAAGAGTGATGCTTATCTAAATGGATTAACAATGGATTGGGTTCGTAATGGACTCAATGAAGGATTTGATTTTAAAAACCCAAACGAACGAGACCGATGCGGTTGTGGAGAAAGTTTCAGAGTATGATAACAATAACGGAATCAGCAAAGATAAAAATTCTAGATCTTTTTGCAGAAGAAGGCAATCCTGACTTATGTTTAAGAACATTTGTGCAAGGTGGTGGATGCAGTGGAATGAGTTATGGGTTCACATTCGATGAGGTAATGAATGAAGATGATTTTGAGATGCCTCTTGAAAAAACTAAAATATTAATTGATGCTATGAGCATGCAATATCTAACAGGCGCAACTGTGGATTATAAAGAAGATATCCAAGGTTCGCAGTTTGTGATATCTAATCCAAACGCACAATCAACCTGTGGCTGTGGAAGTTCGTTTAGTGTATAGTAATTAAAGAAAGGCAGCATGAAAAATTTTGATGAATTAAGGCCTAGAAAATATCCAGATGGAACATTAATTTCTAAAAAATTGCCCCCTGCTTATGCGGTTGGCAATAGTAAAGAAAATTGTGCAAATTGTGGGGCATTCGTATCAGGAACAAAATATTGTAAAACCTGGGATGCTAAAGTGAAACCTAATTATTGGTGTAAAAAATGGATTCCGATGAAAAACCAAGCTACATAGAGATACGCAGAAATATTTGTAATTCTTGTGAGCATTTAAAAATTATTATTGGTGCAAGAGTTTGTAATTCGTGTGGTTGCTCTGTATGGGGCAAGACAATGTTGAAAAATCAATCATGCCCTGAAGGTAAATGGGATAAAGAAAATGGATGATCTTTATTTCGAAAAACAGTATTGGAATACTTGTGTGAACACTTTTGATGAAGATCAAAAACACTATGTGTATGCAAAGTATATGGGGTTGACTCAAGAACATTATTCTTTTAATGTATTAGGAAAACGTATATTAGATATAGGTGGAGGTCCATCTAGTATGTTACTTAAATGTACTAATCTAAAAGAAGGATTAGTTATTGACCCTATAGATTTTCCTCAATGGACAAAAGATAGATATAAAATACACAATGTTTCCGTAAAGGTCGATTCTGGGGAAAACGTATTAGAAAAAGATTGGGACGAAGTTTGGATTTATAATTGCTTACAGCATACGCATGATCCTAAAAGAATTATACGAAACGCATTAGATTCTGGTAATATTGTCAGAATATTTGAATGGATCGATATACCTGCACATGAAGGTCATCCCCATGAATTGACCAACGATTTTTTAATAGATTGCTTTTCTAATACTTCAAACAAAGGTTATGGTACAGTTGATTTAACCGAGAGCGGTTGCTATGGCAGAGCATTTTATGGTATATTTTATAAATGATTAAAAAAATTGATCATGCACATATGAAAGCAGCAGAAGGATATTCTGAATTATCATATGCTAAAAGATTAAAAGTTGGTGCAATTATTACTAAAGATGATAGAGTAATATCTATAGGTTATAATGGTACACCTGCAGGTTGGGATAATAACTGTGAAGATGAGATTCGTTATCCCGATACAGAAGGTGTTACATTAAAAACTAAACTTGAGGTATTGCACGCCGAGGCAAATGCTATAGGTAAATTAGCTCGTTCGTCGGAATCAGGTGTGGGCGCTACAATGTACTTAACGCATTCGCCATGCTTTGATTGTGCAAAATTAATTCATGTAGCGGGTATAAATAAAGTTTTTTATCGTACCCAGTATAGAAATACTGATGGTATAGAATTTTTAAATAAATGTAATATTGAAGTGGAGCAAATATGAGTAAAACTAGAATTGGTATAACTTGTAGCACGTTTGACTTATTTCACGCTGGCCATGTTATAATGCTTGAAGAAGCAAAACGGCAGTGCGATTATTTAATTGCTGCAATACAAGTTGATCCTACATTAGATAGAACAAGTAAAAACCGACCTGTTCAATCTATTATTGAAAGACAGATACAAGTATCATCTTGTAAGCATGTAAATGAAATTATTGTATATTCTACTGAAAAAGAATTAGAAGATATCTTTATGGCATTGCCTATTGATGTTCGTATTCTTGGAGAAGAATATAAGGATGTTGAATTTACAGGGAAAGAAATTTGCGATAAGCGCAAAATAGAAATTTATTTTAATAAGCGAGATCATTTCTTCAGTTCATCTGATCTTCGTTTACGAGTGTTTGAAGCAGAAGCTAAGAAAAGGGGGTTAGAATGGCAAGGAAACATCACGAGTGCGTCGAGTGCGATGCGGTCTTCAAGATAAATCATGATCTTGACGGAAAGTATTATAAAGTAGAGTTTTGCCCATTCTGCGGTGCTGGTATGGATGAGGATCAGCAGGATGTCCAATACGAAGACGCCGAAGACGAAGACTTGTCCTAAATGCGGGACTGAACATACCAAGCCTGGCACTTATTGTTGCCGGGCTTGTGCCAATTCTAGGGACTGGACACCCGACCAGAAAAAAGTATTCTCCGAAAAGCAAAAAGAATACATGTCCAGAGAAGAATCTGAAGGACACAGATATAAAAAGTCTATACAAACAACTATGTTATTGAAAACCGGAACTATGGGTAACGGATTAGCCACTGAACGAGTGGGTGAAGTTATGACAGATCCCGACGATTATTTCCTTGTTCCACCTAGAGATGACCATAATAAATTCGTAGAAGGCGGAGATATTTGGGAAATTGCAGATTAATAAATATATAAAAATCTAGGAAAAACATGATATTAAGCGGAGGAATGACAATTGCCGGAGGTACATCTATAGTATCTGCACCTGCAGAACCTACATACACATTTAAATGGTTTTTTGGTGAAACCATATCACAAGGCGTAGAAGGAAATATATTAAATTCTTCCGCAGTAATACGAAGCACATCTGGCGGTTATGCCGCTGGTCGCGCAAATAATCAAATAGGATGGGTTTTTCCATTAAACTTAGCAAATAACAGTAGTATTATCTCGCAAATAAGTTCTCTCGCATCAAACAATCTAGCAAATGCCATGGTCACGGGAACAACTATTGATTTATTTGGCACCGGTGGAGCTTTTGTAGAAACGGTAACTTTGACCGAAAATGCGAGAATAATTTACAATTGGTTAGGTGCCATGACCGGCACAGACGTTGTGCTTGTCGCAAATGTAAATACTACTGGCCCAGGTTTTCTTAATACGAACGTTTACTTTAAATCAAATATTGCAACTATAAATTGGACCATATAAATACTGATTTAGAATTGGTATTTTATGTGGTTATATAATAATTCTCCTTTAGAAATAATTCCAGATGGTGCTTACGGATATGTGTATTTAATTACAAATACCATATCCGGTCGTAAGTATATAGGTAAAAAACTATTTTGGTTTCGTAAGACCAAAGTAGTTAAAGGTAAAAAGAAGAGACTAAAGGTCGAATCTGACTGGAGAAATTACTGGTCTTCATCCGATGAAGTCAAAAAAGATGTAGACACACACGGTGTAGATAATTTTATACGAGAAATTCTGCACATTTGCCCGAACAAGGGATTATGCAATTATCTTGAAGCAAGAGAACAAATGGATCGTAGAGTTTTAGAATCTGATAATTATTATAATGGACAAATACAATGTAGAGTCCATCGTACACATATAAAGAATTTAGGAATTTAGATGAGAATTGAAGGTAGTGTAAATATTACTAGCGGAATTAGATTAGATAAAGGTACCTTTTTCTTAAAGGCAACTGGTGGTAGCAGTGTCACAACAATTAGTGACTCAATTTATACATATAATGCGCATGTATTTTTAGACTCTGGTACTTTAAATGTAATTAGTCGCCCCATGGTTGAAGATAGTAGAATATATTTTTTAGTTGTGGGCGGCGGTGGAAGTGGTGCTTCTTTAACTACAGATCCAGCGTCTCCATACGGTAAAGGTGGTGGCGGTGGTGCAGGAG